CATCGAATAATATATGACAAAAAATATTCCGAAGCAAAAAAGAACTTAATTTGTAACACTTGTTCTAGAGCAAAGTTCAACGGTAAATGGACGTCTGGCATGGCGGCTAAACTAAACTCTATGCAACAAGATACAATCAACAGGATAGGGAGTATGAAATGATCGGAGATCACTTTGTAAGTAAATGTTTAGACAGCAAAACAATTAGCGATCCGTGGCCTCATCAATACATTGAGGATACCTTACCACAAGACGAATTCCTTAAACTGCAGGAACAGTGCCGTGACATAGATGTGCCCAAAGACAGACTTGTCCATATATTTCCAAAAGATTTTGCTGATCATAATATCCAGTTCTATGATCAAATACATGACATCAGTAAAATCCTTTTAGATAACGCGAAAGTTTTGTGTGACCAATATCCTAATCATAGATGGTTCGATGATCTGGCTGTAAATTGTCATATTTCTGTTACTCCACCGTTACCTTATAAGTTCTACATACACATGGAAGGACTTGAAAAAATATGGAGTAGCGTGACCTATATCACTCCAGAAATAAATGTTGGAACAAAAATGTACACGCATCAGGATGAGAAAGCGTTTGTTAAAGAAGCAGAATGGAAACCTAATAATACTTTTATATTTTGTGGTCAGCAGAATAAAACATGGCACAGTTATGAAAGTGATCAAACACAACAACGAATAACATTAAATTTATTTCTTGTGAATGGCCGTTCAAAAATAATTACTTTTAGGAAGTAAACTTATTCTTTATAATCCTTAATAAATTTTTGTAGAGCTTCAACATCCGCTGTAAGATAACGACCTCTTGTTCTTTTCCATACATCAAGATCTCGATTGTTAATATTCATTTCTTTTCTTATTCTCTTTCCGGTATGGTCGTCGATCATCTTTTTTGATTGTATTTGTACATGGGGAAGCACATAGGCCCTTCCCAGCCTTACCGCTATCTTTGTCAGCCAGTTATCAATATGCCAATGCCAAAACTGTGGAGGCAAAAAATAACCAACTGTGTTTATCCAGTTCTTGTGTAGCACAAAATGAGCGGCACCAATCGGAGAAGGGTGTGTTGTTATCTTGTAAGGTTTATCTGTTGGTACCTTATTCTTCTCCCATCTTCTTTTATCTTTTCCTGTCATATCTCTTGGACACACGTACAAAATCTTATCTTTATGTTCGTAATTTTCAAAAAAATCAACTATGTGTTGGTCCCAGTGTTTGGATAGAAATTGTGCATCATCACCAACTAACATACAGTAATCGTGTTTGGCAAGTGTCGATAGATAATTCCAACTGAAACAAGTGCTTTGATCAGGTCCGATTATGTAAACACTTTCCGGTAGTAATTTTTTGTACGTTTCGATTGTGGGATCGTTATCATTTAGATAAAACTTTACTTCTACATCGTTCTTTTTGGTGTCGTTTATTGTATCTAGTAAACGTTTTGCCAACTCTGGCCTGTGGCGTGAAGGAACTAATACCGAAATCATAGCAACTCTGCTTTTGGAAAATATCTAATAAACTTGTCGTTTTTACCACTCCTGACTGCCGTAATTCTTTTTTTAATCTCATCAAAAAAGTTCCAGGCTAAAGGGACAAAAGTAATTGCTTCGTCCTCTGGAATTGTTTTAAGCTCGTCTATAGATTTTATAGGAATATGTAGCCCAGGGGTAAATTTTTCCTGTTTCAACTTGTTATCATCTATTATAAAATTTAAAGGTTTGTTAACAAAATTAAGAAACGTATTGCCTTTTGCGGCGGCACCATATCCAACTAAATGAGTGTCTTTTCTTTGCTCTAATAGATCTAAGTAATCTTGCTTTACTTTTAATATATTTTGTGCCCACGCATGATAGTTAGACATAGAGTTAATTGCACTTTCGTCTTTGAAAAATTTATCTAAAATTTTACTATTTTTATTATTCTTAGATATAACAAATATGTAACTAATTCCGTGAATTGGATTTTTTATTATATCTGTGATTTTTAACCCAACAGATTCAACTAATGTGTTCATGCTTTTAGCACAATAAAAGTTTATGTGTTCATGATAAATTGTATCAAACTCGTTATTCTTTACCATGTCTGCCTGGCTTGTTTGAATAAAAATATGGCCATCTTCTTGTAAAATTTTTTTAATGTTTTCTAAGAACACAGTTGGATTAGGTTGATGGGCAAAACTATTTTGCATAACCACCATATCAAATTTAGTTTGAAAATCTATTTTATCACTGAAGTAATCATTAACAACTTTATGATTTGTTTTGGAATATTCGAATAAGTTTTTTGCTGGGTCTATCCCGTATGTTTCTATTCCTTTATCTTTGAATATATCAAGTTGTGTGCCATCATTACAACCTATGTCTAGGACGGCCCTACATCCGTTCGGAAAATATTTCAAAGCAGTATCCGAAAACCAATCCATGTATTTTTTATATGTGTCGGTGGTGCCACTACGATAAAGATATGTATCATACATCAAAGGTAAACTAACTGCATGTGAAAGTTGTAAATGCAGACACTTGTCACAAGCATTAACTTTTAACGGAAAAGTTTTTTCGTCTTGGATACTATCTAAAAAGCCATTTGCTAAAGGCTGATCGCCTAAATCAACAATTTGCGATACGTCGTTATCGCATACCACACAATTATTAAGAGTTACGCAACCATCTATCATTAGCCAATGTCCAATCTACAGTTTCTTTTATTCTCTCTGACAACTTTATACGAGGTTCCCAACCTAACTGTTTTAATAGGTCTCCACTTAATGCGTAACGCAGGTCGTGTCCTGGTCTTGATGTATGGAAATCTACCATTTCATAGTTCAAGGGTTTGCCCACAGCATCTGATATCATCTGTGCCAATTTCAAGTTATCAACCTCCTCGGTACCAACTAAATTAAATTTTGGACATTTTGCCCATCCAAAATCTCCTTTGTGAATGTAATTGTCTAAATTCAAAATAAACATTAATCCTTCTGCTACATCGCTCGCATGAATATACATTCGAGAACCTGCTTGAGTTTTGCTAGAGTCTGCGTGTATGGTAACTTCATGGCCATCCCTTACTCTTTGTATTGTGCCTGGAATAAATTTTTCTGGGTGTTGTCTTTGGCCAAATACATTCATTGTGTGTGTTATGTACATTGGCATTTTGTAAGTATTTTCATATGCAACACAAAATTCTTCTGCCGCGGCCTTGCTGGCACTGTAAGGATTAGTTGAATTATATCTGTCGTATTCCTTATAGGAAACACCTGGAGGTGCAACTCCAAAAATTTCATCTGTACTGAAGTAAACAAACTTTTTCAAATTTGGTAATTCTTTTGCCCAATTTAATAAGTTAACTGTTCCAACAACATTGTCTTGCACAAACTCCATTGGATGCGTTATGGACCTGTCTACATGGCTTCCTGCCGCCAAGTGTAGCACAATATCAATATCACCTATGTCTGCACGTATTTGGCTGTTTAATGCCGCCTTTAGATCATGAAATACGGTCCTGTGTCTTCTGCGATTTTCCGGTGAATGTTCCTTGAGAATATCATTTAGGCGATTCAAATTACCAGATTCATCTAATCTATCCAAGGTAGTAATATGCCAATCGGTTGTTTTTAAAATATGATCAATTACGTGATGTGCAATAAACCCGGCGCCGCCTGTGATTAAAACTTTCATGTGCATATTTAATTTAGGTTAAGCACGGTGGAAAACTTTATCTGGCCAATGATCCATTAATACCTTAAAGCCTAGCGAAACAATGTGTTTCTCAACCTCAATATTATTGCTTCCATATTTTTTGGTGTTATTGTTTAATTCAATCATTAGATATTTCACACTTTCTAATGTTTTTGTAGCACCCTTTAGTACTTCCATTTCATATCCCTCTACATCAATTTTAATCATATCAACATCTTCATACGCCATATGATCTAATGTAATCATTCTAATATTTCCTTTCTCATCAACTCTTTTTGCCTGTGTGAAATTGTCTTCGGTTAATGATACTTCTTGTAATTGAGCACCAACAGCCTCCATTCTTGGAGTACAATTTACAGTACAATTACGTTGCAAACATTCAAAATGTGTTTTGTCAGGTTCAAATGCAATTACTTTTTCGGCAAATGGTTCGATTGCTTTGGCCCACGTGCCGCACCAAGCACCGACATCTATCACTGTTTTCATTTTTTTAGTTTGCGATTCGCAGTATTTTATAAATTTATTCAAACACTTATTCTGTGTAAATGGTAATCCGGACTTCCATTGTTCAATGTGTACGTCATTCGATGGAACCCAAAATTCATTTACTTTTTCTATATTCACAGTAATCCTTTATCTATTAATATCTCTACTGCTTTTCCGTTAGCAATTTCTTCTGGTGTGAACTGCTGATAGGGCAAACTGTACAACCAATCTTCACAGCCAACAAAGAAAGGATTTTCAATGTCTGCAAGTTCTTGTCCTCCAACTTCTTTGGCAAAACTTTTCTCATCACATATAACAGGTATGCCCATACACTGTGCTTCTACTGCCACTATCGAACAACTTGTAACCACACACCAAGCGTCTTTAAGATCCTCGGATAGGGGAACTGTTGCCTCACTTGGTCCCGATGTTCCCCTGCCCCTAGGCTTGTGTCGAAGTTTGATAGGTCTGTCTGTGTACCTTTTAATTTGTTCTACAGTTTCTTTTGTCCAATTGGGTCTATCTAAATAATTGTGTATGCCAGCTGAACTAGGACATACCAATACATAACTTCCTTTAAAGTTAGGTGCTTTAATTTTCATTCCAAATTTATCAAATCTATCTGACTTGCACATCTTAATATATGATGCATGAATTTTATTTCTACAAATACGCCAATAATGATTGTCTGGTTTTAAATTATTATTATCAAATCTTCCAAAGTACGGAGTATCTGTAAACCAAAAGTTGTGTTTACGTGCTTCAAGTTTTTTAACCATTGCTCTATTGTTGCCAACAAATCCCCAAAACATACTGTTTGTTACAGGTTCTATTTCAGTTTGATTGTCTAACAATTTTGTTTGTTCGGGCCAAGACTTTTGTACCCCGTCAAATACTTCCCATGCCTTGCTGTTCTTATTATTAAATGGTGCGTAAATTGTTAACATCTATAAACTCTTTTAATTGTTTTGCCCAGTCTTTATGACCTGCTTCATTAGGATGTGGGTCTCCGTCTTTGCATTGTTGACCGTTAGCAACTGTATAATCCAAGTGGCTTGTCTCAGGTTTAAAAAATCTTTTTTTATCAATCTTATCAAATAATAATTGTACATCAGGATTGGTAATTTTAGCATCTGACAGTGTGTTGTAAAACAAATATGGATATCCTTTGTTTCGAAAATAGTCTTGCAGATCCAACAAACCTAATATGGATTCTACTTGTGTCATCTGATCTAAATCTGCTCCTAGCCCAAAAAGATATTTTATAAAATTTGTTGTATGACTGTCTCTGTTTGGATCCCAAGTCTTCCAAGTTGTTTCCATTGTGGGAAATTTATGTTTTTTATAACCATCATTGGTTGGATAATCAAACCTATTACCACCGCTTGATCCTATTAAGAAAAAACATTTTTCTGCTTGTTCAGGAAACTTTTCACACCATACCCTTGTGGTCCACATCAATCTTTTTGATCCTCTGCCGCCGTTTGCTAGATTAACTGCTAACTCTAACCCCATTGACTTTGCAAGTTCTATACCACAATGTGTGTTAACATTGTCTCTAGGTCTGTAGGTTAAGAACGAACAACCATTAATGAATATATTGGTAAGCATAACACTATAATTATAGTATAGTTATAGGCAAAATGCAAACATGAAAAACATAGATTCAATCAAATACTTTTTAGATAAATGGGAAATGGTAGATAATGGTTATGATTACACTGTGCCATATCATGAAGACATCGATCCAAATTTTACAAGTTTACCAACGTTCGTCGCAGAATTTCATAATGTTAGGGTAAACACTTGTCCGGTACTGGTTACTATGGCTGGCAAACTTATAACCAATTATGTTTGGGGGCTCACACATGCCAGCAAACACAAACCTCAAAAGTCACACAAACTTTGGAGTGACTGGGGTGACAATGTTGATTGTACACTGCCTCCTACCACTGAATTCTTTGATAAAAAATATCATTATGTATGGTTACCAATTGATGAAGCAAGTGCAGAAAATCCGTGGCACATTTGGATTGACGTAATATCAAAATTTAGACTTATGGAAAAAAGATGGTCCACAGATTTTACAAGATACTGTTATGTGTTGGCAAACGAAAGCAAGTATCTCCAAAAATGTATTAAAGAATTATTTCCTGAAGTTAAGGTTCTAGTAATGCCAAAAGGCGAAACATGGAAGTTTAATCATTTACTAGTGCCAAGTCTAAGTAATTCTCGAGACGGTGTTATTAATCCACATGTGGCTCCGTGGTTAAAACATTTCAAAGGACGTCCAGGACTTAAAGGCATAACAGCACACAGAAAAATAGTTGTGCTACGCCCGGGTGCTAGAACAAGAAGACTAACAAACTCAGATGAATTGCTGTTAGCACTTAAAGGTTACGAAGCAGTTGCACTAGAAAAAATGAGTATCAGAGAACAAATGAAAACGTTTGCAGAAGCAACACACATTGTTGCGGCCCATGGTGCAGGATTAGTAAACTTACTCTGGTGTCAGCGTGGAACCAAAGTTGTTGAAATACAAGATCCTAAAATGATTCACAAAAAAGTTTATCCAATCCTTTCACATCATTTAGGATTGAAACACGAACTGTATATGGCAGAAACAGTGCCAATACCAATGGATGGTAAGAAAAAACCAGCAGGTATAAAAAGAAAAAGCGATCTAATTAACTTTAAAGTGAATGTGGCAGAATTAGTTAGACATTTAGACTAAAGTAATTTAAAATAGTATTATGATTTATCTAAGTAACACAGA